ATATAAAATCAATTTCATATATAATCAAAATAAAAATTTAATTAATATATCAAAACAAATATATGAAGATATCAAAAAAAAATATGATATTAATGATAATTTACAAGAAATATATTTAAAAGATTTTGAAACTTCACTAAAAAATTTTAGAAAACAAAAAAGAAAATCACATTATAGTGTTTTTTGTAAAAATAATCGTGATAGAATTAAAGAACAATATCAAGATATCTTAAATGATATACAAAATAATGATGAATTATATAAAAATAAATCGGAAAAATCTAAAGCTAAGTTTTCTTTTATTACAAAAAAATTATCTGAAGAATGGAAAATACAAAAAACTATCCAATAATATCATTAACAATACTTTGTTTTTGAATACTTAATAATTTTATTATTTTTTTTTCATCAATATCTGTATTTAAAATTATTAATTTATTTTTTTTTGCATATTCTTCCCATTTATTATCATTTACTGTTTTTATATAATATTTTTCAATATTCATTTTTTCATTAATTTCTTTTTCAGTTATATTTTTAAATTTTACTACTTCCATTGTTACATTATTAACTTCTGATTTTATTTCAAAATATTTTTCTAAAAAATCTTCATAGTTTGTATAATCTATTATAAATCGATTCGGATCTTTTTCACTATTATAATTCTTTATAATTTTTATTTGATCAATTTGATATTCATTTATTAATTTGTTATATATATCATTGTTAAATACATATATTTTATCTATTATTTTTGATAGATTATAAAACATTGGTTTTCCTTCTTTATGCTTTTTTGTAATATTTTTCATATCATCTATGTATAAAATTGTATTGTTTGATGACGTATGTAAATTAATAAAATAATTAATTTGATTAAAACATATAAAATATTCACAATGAATATCTATAAAATCTTTAAATTCGAATTCTTCTATATTTTCAATAGTATTGTCATTGAATATTTTTTTTGAATCATCTTCATAATAAATAAATATTTTAAAATACTTTTTTAATTTTTTAATTAACTTTTTATGATTTTTATTTGGATTGAACATTGTTATTAATCGATACATTTTTGAAGACATATCCATATTCATCGCCATTGATTTTGAATAATCAACCATTTGTTTCTCAATATTACTATATGATGGTTTTTGATAACATATCATTGGATATAATCCATATGAATTTGTTTTTTGTGATAATATCTTTGAATAATATTGATCAATAGTATGTAAATTCCAATTAAATTTTTTTTCATATTCATTTAAATTATTTATTTTATCCCACCAATTACTATTTAAATCTTTTAATATTTCATCATATAATTTTGAATGTAATATATATGAATGTGTACAAAATACACCATTGAATTTTAATGTATTTTTATCATATCGATATCCATTAGTAACGTTATATCCTAAATAATATATTCCAAAATCTTTATTAATTGTTTTTGGTAATTTACCTTTAAATATTACATCATCTTCTAAAATTAATACTTTTTCATAATTCATTTTTTTTGCATATTCAATACATTTTTTATGTGATAATGTACATCCTAAATGAGGATTTTCTTTAATCATAATTGCTTCAATATAAATTGGATTTAATCCAACTAAATTACATTGAGATTCAATATGGTTTCTACGTTCTTCATTATTCGGTGTTAATATAACCAAACAAGGCAATGTGCTCCAATTAATTTCCATTGATATTATGTATGTATAATCTTAATATTAATTATTAATTTTTATTATTTGTTAATTTATAAATGGATAAAAAAGTTTTAATTTATCTTGGAATTGCTTATTTTATATATCAAGCGATGATTGTTAAAATGGAAGAAAAAGAAGAATTTCAAAAAGCGCATGCAGTTGAAATTGATGTTCCCCAAGAAGTAATGGATAATGATTTATATGATGATCCTGATATTAATTTACCAGATGATTTTTATCAATCAACCAATCAAGGTGATCGAGATTATATTAATATATTTCATAATAAAATTACACCATTAAACTATATGTATAGAAGTAATGATGATACTGACAAAAAAAATGTTTATGGAAATCAATATATATTCCATAAATATCTGAATGTAGAAGGTATTGGTTCAAGACTTGATAATGAAATTTATGCTTTAGATGAGTTTGAACAGGATAACTTTTCATATATTCCAAAATTTCAAGCATTAGTTTATAATGAAGAATTATAATATCCGATGTTTTCCGTAATTTCCTTTATATGTTGGAAATCTTAAACTATATTTACCATTGGTTTCAATCTCTTCAAACCATCTTACATTAATTTTATTTCCAACTAATTCTTCTGGATTATTCATATAATATTCTCTTTCATTTATAGTAAATCCTGACCCAACACTTACTATATTTTTTTTATATTCAATATCAACTGATGTTAATGTATTAATTATCTTTTCTTTTTTTTCAATTTTATCTAATATTCTAAATGGACCTACATTTATTTTTAATACTGTAAATTCACCATCATTAAACTTTTTTACTTTTAACATATCATTTGAACGTTTCCCTTTATATATCGTATCTTTTCTTAATATCAATCCTTCCCATTGACTATCATTTGATTTTTTCCATTCAGTATTAAAAAGTTCTTCTGTATATCGTTTTTGTTCTAAGATATCAATTGTTAACAACCTTGGATCTATTATTTTTTCTAAGTTTTTTAATCGGTCTGATAATATTTCTTTTGATTCACCATATATAAAATCATCATATCTAATACAATCAAATACTTTATATTTTGGTCTATCAATATCTTTATTTTTTTTTCTAAAATGTTTCATTATTTCTTTAAAATTTTCATTCCCATCTTTATCTATAATACATAATTCCCCATCTAATACAATATTATCATCTAATTTATTTAATACATATTTTTTTATTTCATTCTTAATCTTTCCTAATGTAAATAATTCTTTTCCTAACCTTGAATAACATTTTATTGTTCCATTATTAATTATTATAATACATCGGATTCCATCCATTTTTCTTGATATATACCAAGTCCCTTCTGATACCTTTTTTTTATGTTTATCATATAATTCTGCTAATGATACTTGAAAACTTGGTATTAATTTTGGAAATACACTATTAATTGTTTTTACATTCATTCTTATTTCTAAATTCTTATCAATGATATTCAAAATGATATCTTTATATTTTTCATAATTTTCAATGAAATTACATACTAAATCTAATGCATTATGTCCAGTTACTTTTCTATCATTTAATTCATCTAATATTACAAAGATATCTTCATATTTATTTTCAACATTAATATTCCAAAGTAAATTTAAATTATTTTTACATTTATTTTTTTTAAACTTTGTTGCATAATATTTTTTTATTTGTTTTGATGTTACATTATAATGTTTATAATCAGAATATACATACATAAATACCTTTTTTATATCATCATTTGATGAATATTCTTTTAAGATATTCTTTTTTTTTAAAGTTGAACTTTCTTTTTGAATTTTATTTTTTAATTCAGTTAAATCTAATAACAATTTTTCCATTTTTATATATCATATTTTTAATCTTAAGCAAAAAAAAAAGAAATCCTTAATAAGGATTCCCAAAAACATTATGTTTTTAAAATATATTTTAATTTTTTAATATTTATTCATCATCATCATCTGTTTCTACTTCTTCTACATCTTCATCATCTTCTTCTTCTTCTTTAGTTTCATCTTCATCATCAGTAACAACATAATTTTCATCTTCTTCTACTTCACTTTCTTCATCATCAGAGTGAACCATCATACAACCAGTTTCTTTTTTAACTGGATATACTTTTAATTGGGTTGCATTTAATGTAACACCATATTTAGTTCCTCCACTAAACCAGATTTTTTGAACTTGGAATACTAATCTTACATAACATTGTGGTGGAATTTGATCTTTAATAGTATCTTCAGTTAAAGGACCAATCATTTTACCTTTTTTATTAAATAATGTTGTTGAGAAATTTCCATCTCTATATTGAGGTAATTTAAAATTAATTGTTGCTGGATATTGTTTACCATCTTTAGAACGTGATTGTTTTACAACAGTAGTATAAAATCCATCAACAACTGCTTCTAAAGCTGCTTTACCTTTAGTTTTAGCTTTACCAACATTTAATTGATCTAACCATTTATCATTTTCTAAAGTATAATTAACAATATGTTCATCTAATTTTTTACAAAATTCATCAAATTGTTTCACTTTAGTATCACTATCAGTATCTCTTAAAGAAATACTTAATGAATATTTTGGTGATCCATTATCAGGAACATAAATATTAACTCCAAATGGACAATATATTTTTGGTGTTTGAATAAATAAACCTCCATTCGATTTATTAACTCTTGATGAATATCCTTGACCACCACCATTTAAGGTTGGTTCTTCAAAGGTAACTTTAGAGAAATCGAAGTTTTCAATAGGAGTGACTTTACGTTGATAAGACATTTTTAATAATAGTTAATATTAATTACTGAATATGTATAATAATTGTGTTTAGATAAAATATGTTATTTTTTTAAAAATCAATTTTATTTTTTTAAGATTTTCCATTTTTAATTTTTAATAACTTTTCTTGTATGAATAAAGGAAATTCTTCAAAATAATCACTCTGTGTATCTTTTTCATATTTTGTTTCTAATTTTCTTAAATCATCAGTTACATTAGTTTTATGTGTGATTGCAATTAATACAAAACAATAAGGTATCCTTAATATTTTGTCGTATCTATTTTTTATAAAACTCATTCCTTCCCCACCATCAGTTGTTAATTTAAATCCTTGTTCTTTCCAAAACTTTTTGGTAAATCCCAAAGATGCTTCTGATATATCTTTTCCAGAAGTTGTTGATGAATTTCCTGTTATTAAATCATATAATCCAATCTTATTACACCCAACACATTCAATTCCATCTTTTTTATATGTTAAAAGTGTATTAATCCGTGCTTTTACTGTTGACGGTGGATAAAAATCATCATCATCGCAAAATATTATATAATCGTGTTCTGCATATTCTACTCCTAAATCTCTTTTTTGAAATATTGGTACTCTTGAACCATCTTTTGTATTACATTTTATATGTTTGAATCTTTTATCTCGTAACATTATATCTGATATTCTTTCTTGACCATCATCAATAAATAAAAATTCTAATTTTTCTTTTGGATAATCAAAATTTATAGCATAATAATAAAATATATCAATAAATTGTCTTCTATTCCCAGTTAATATCACAACTGATACATTTGGTAAATCTTTATCTTCAAATTTATCTAATTTTAAAATGATATTTCCATTTATAGTTTCTGTTTTTGCTTCTTTAATACATTCATTAATATTATCATCAATACCATTTTTTAAATGATATGTAACATAGTTTTCTTCAATGTCGGAATAATCAGGTAATTGATCAACTAAATTTGGATAATGTGATAATGTTATATATTTTTTATGTATAATTTTATTATAAATCACATCAATGGGTTCTCCTTTTTTTTCATTTAATAATTTAATTAATTCATTATATATATCTTCTTTTATGATATAAGAATGTGTTGTTAAACAACCAACTTTATTCCAACTTTGATATACATTTTTTTTGTATAATTTAGTTACATTCGCACCAGGGTATAACATATCCCATTTATCTTCTGGTGGATATTCTGGAAATTTTAATATATTTTTTTTAAATACAGCATCATCTTCCATTATCCATACTTTTTTTAATTTTCTTTGTTTTGCAATTTTAATCACATTTAAATGGGATTCTAGACAACCGATTACTGGATTTTCATGACGATTTGTTAAATAAAATTCAAAATTTCTTAAACCATTTTTTTTCAAATGTTTTTTTATATAATTTTTTCTATCTTTTCTACTTCTTAAATTGATTATAATAATTGGTATCTTTTGCCATTGATTGCTCATTATAATTAAATATAACTATTATTCTAAATTAATTATGGATGTTGAAATATATGAAGAAAGTTTACGTGACTCTCAAACAGAATCTGACCGCTTAATACAACAACAATTTGAATTTGAAAATCGAGTATCGAACTATTCATTTAAAATAATTGGATTTGTTGTTGGTGTTACTTTATTTGGTGTAGCCATTGAATATATTATTTCAATCCAAACATAATTATTTATATTATGTAACAATGGAATATCAAATTGAAGGTGAAGTTATAAATACAAATGAAGATATCTGTTGCAAGATACAATGTGATTTATGTATTGCAAGTTTTTTAATAACTCTTATATTACTTACAATAGGATATATAATTATAACACTTTTGAATAATTAATTTTATAGCTTTATTTTTTTTGTTTTTAAAAAAATCATATCTAATTATATAAGAATGTCAAGCAATCACATTAATGAACTAAATGTTGAATATAGTGATCCATTCTGGGTTGAAAATATTGAAATTTTATATAACCAAGATCGATTAACTGAATTTTTTCCAACTGGAGATATGACAATGTATGAAAAAATGAATGCAAGTTTAAGATTATCAATTTACTTATTTGTTATTTACTTAATTATTCGTAGAAATATCAAAGCAATCTTTTTACCATTTTTCGTTGCTGCAATTACTTTATATATTTTTAAATATGAAAATGGAATGGTACTTGATATTGATAAAATATTATTTGGTATTAATATGGATGAACTAAATGAACAATGTGTTTTACCAACTGAAGAAAATGTTTTTATGAATGTTATGAAAACTGATTACGGTACAGGTAAAAAAGGTCATAAATCTTGTAATGTAGATTCTAAATACGTCAAAGAAGCAATTAAAAATAAGTTTTCTGATAAATTATACAAAGATGTTTCTGATGTTTATTCAAATACTGGATTAGAAAGACAATTTGTATCTAATCCAAATAACTTAATTCCAAACGACCAAAAAAAATTTGCATTATATCTTTATGGTAATGATACTACTTGTAAAGAAGATACTACTAAATGTGACCGTTTAGTTTATGAAGATCCTAGAAGAAATGCTGTTAAACCTCAAGATATCCCAAGAGGTTCAACTTAAAGTATTAAACTATAATGTATTATAGAATGAAACATTTTATAATCCAAATACATAAAAAAATGAAGGATTTTTATAATGATTTTTTTGTTCTTACTAACATTAAATCATTAAATGATATTGAAGTTCTTGATAACAAAAAATCATTGAATTATATCAAAAATTATACATATTCTCTTAGTCAAAAATTAAAAAATGAAGATATCGATAATGATACTTATAAATTTAATGTATATATTAATAAAAAAGTTTATAAAACTTTACACGAATGTTTAATTATATGTTTTATTGATATTGATAAAATTTATAATTTAATAAAACAAGGTAAATCAATTCCGAACCGTAAATTATTTTTTAATATCTTACAAATACATTTTTTTAATATCGAATATAAAAAAAATAATTTTAATTTATTAAATGATATCAAAATTAAAGAATATGAACTTTCACAATGGGATGAATTAAACTTTTCAAAATATTTTAATAATGTTTTTTATAATTTTCAAAAAAAAAATATTTTATGGATGTTAGATAATGAATGTAATGGTAAAATTAATATTAAAGATTATAATAAAAATGTTTACAAATTACATAACAATTTATATGTTGATATGTTTTATAATCGATTTTTATTTGATAATGAAATTAATAATATCAATTTCAGGGGTGGTATATTATATGATGAACCTGGATTGGGTAAATCATTATGTTCTCTTGCAATATCTGAATTAAATAAACAAGTTGAATTTCAATCTAAATTAAAAATTAAATCCGAATCAACTTTAATTATTACTTCTAATGATATGTTTTCTCATTGGAAATTTTTAATTAAAACTTTTATTAAAAAAGAAAGAACTATTATTTCTATTATATCCAAAAGAGATTTTGATAAATATACATATCAAGATATACAAAATGCTGATTATGTTATATTTTCAATTAATTTGATTATCAGCAAAGTTTTTCTTGATAAAATTAGAGAATATCAAAATACTTCTAATGCTTATAACGAAATTGAACACGCTTTACAAACAATATTAATTGAAAAAGAAAGAAATGAAAATATCTTAAATGAAAATAATATTTTCCCTTTTATTGTCTATTGGAAAAGAATTATTTTTGATAAAGTTATTGAACGAGCATATGAATTAAAATATTCTGATATCTACAAAATGTTATATTCATTTAAATCATATTCTCGATGGATTATTGAAGATAATATCAAAGATGTAAAATCGTTTAAAGAAATTATGTGTTTACTTTCAAATAATCATATCAACTTTAATGAAAATACATTTTTATTAAATGATAATTTAAATACATTTCTTAGAAAAAATATTACTTCTAATATTAAAAGTCAACTTAAAATAAAAGATATCAAAAGATATTATAATTATATCCCATTTAATTATTATGAAAAAAGAATTGATGAATATTACCCTAATTATTTCAATATTGTATATAACTGTGAATTCCCTGAATTAAATTTAATTGATAAAATTAATAATTTTAATATCATCAAACAAAATGAATATTTTGAACTTTTAATAAATGATGATTATAAAACAAATTTAATTAAACTATTTGATGATAATAATTTTGAATGTAATATTTGTTATGATACATATTTAAAAAACGATATCAGATTTTATACTTGTGGCCATTTTAATTGTTTTAAATGCATTGATACATTATTTAAAAATTCAAGAAATATTAAATGTCCAAATTGTAGAAATCATTTAGATAAAAATAATATTTTTAAATTAGAAGATAGTATTGATAATAAAATTAATAGTAAAATTTCATATCTAATTGAATTGATACCCAATTTAAAAAATAAAATTATATTGTTATGTTACAATGATAAATACTTTGATTATATGAAAGATAAATTAAATGATATTACAAATGTTCATTCTTGTAAAGGTTCATATTTCCAAAAAAACTTTATTATGAAACGATTTGATGATTCAAAAGATAAATCTTTATTATTATGTACATATCAATCGGCTGAAACTTTACAGAAAATTAAAATGGATAATATTGATATTATATATCTATCTCCATTAAATATCAATGATATTTTTTATAAACAAAAATTTTTATTATTAAATAATATTTTACATTATGAAAATACTTCACATTATTATTTATATTATGAAAATAGTATCGAAAAAAAATATATCCATCAAATTAAAGAAAAATTTAACAATAATGAAATGAATATTAAATCGATGATTATATAATAATGAATACACTTAATATATATTTTGTTAATCTTCAAGAAAAAAGACAATATTTAATTAATTTTTTTAGTTCATATGAAAAATCAAATATATTATTAAAACCTTCTTTTAATATTCCATCTGATATCAAAGTGATTGATAATAATATTCCATCATTTTATATTTATCATAATAAAGAATTTATATGTTGTTCTTCAAAATTAAAATATTTAAAAAAAAAGATATCCAATGCAAAATGTTATATCCTTTTTAAACAAAATAAACTTTTAAAAAATTAACTTTTCATTTTTAGAAAAACAATCGATTGTTGCATTTATAAAATAATCATCTCTTACAATATAAAATAATTTGGTTTTTGGATCCCAATCACTTTTATAAGTATTATGAGCATTTAAAGGTCTCATATGTGGATTGTGACGATCATAATATGAACAAGCATCTTTTTTTGTTTTAAATCTTCCCTTCATATAACCAATATGTTTATATTTTCCACCTTGTGCTAACCAACCATCATATCCGTCGCGTTCCGTAATAAATTCTAAAACTTCTAAAACATACATTTATTATAATATTATTTATAAAAAATCTTAAAATAACTTTTTAAAATTGATTTTTTTTTGTTAAGCATATTAATAAATATTTATAAAATGGTTTTAATTGGTTTAGTAGGTAAAAAAGGTTCTGGTAAAGATACCTTAAAAGATTATATCTCAAAAAATAATAACAATTTAGTTTCTTATGCATTTGCGGATCCATTAAAAGAAATTTGTGGGATATTATTTCAATTATCTCATCAACAATTATATGGACATCAAAGTATTAAAGAAAAAAAAATTGATGATTTGAATGTATCACCAAGAACAATATTTCAAAGAATTGGAACTGATTTATTTAGAAAACAATTATTAAATGTTTTACCAGAAATGAAAGATGTATTAAAAGATGATAGTATTTGGATATTTGCTTTTAAAAGATGGTATCAAAATAATAAAGAAAAAGATGTTATTGTAAGTGATGTTCGTTTTGAAAATGAAGCTCAATGTATTCGTGATATGGGAGGAATTTTAATATACATTGATAGATATTCAGAAACTGAAGATGAACATGAATCAGAAAAAAATATTGAAAAAATAAAGTGTGATTATGTAATAAAAAATAAAAAAAGTATTATTGATTTATATAAAAACTTTGATAATTTAAACTTGATTTAAATCATATTCCATCATAATTTTCACTAAATTTTCTAAATTGGTTTGGGGTTCCCATCCAATTTTTTTTTTGGTTTCTTCAGCATCACCTAATAACGTTTCAACTTCACAAGGTCTATAATATTTTTCTGAGATTCTAACATATACTTTTTCTGTTTTTTTATCATATCCAATTTCATTTAATCCTTTTCCTTTCCATTCGATATCAATACCAATGTATTTAAATGATTTTTCAACAAATTCTCTAACAGAATATTGTTTTCCAGTACTCAATAAATAATCATCTGGTTGATCTTGTTGTAACATAATCCACATACCTTCAACATAATCTTTTGCATATCCCCAATCTCTTTTAGCATCTATATTACCAAGATATAAACATTCTTGTTTTCCTTTTTTTATTTTTGAAACTGCTTGTGTAATTTTTCTTGTGACAAATGTTTTACCTCTTCTTTCAGATTCATGATTAAATAGTAATCCATTAATACAATACATATTATAACTTTCTCTGTAATTTTTTATAATCCAATATGAGAACAATTTAGATACTCCATAGGGTGATCTTGGATAAAATGGTGTTGTTATTTTTTGGGGTATTTCTTGAACTTTACCAAATAATTCTGATGTAGATGCTTGATATATTCTTGATATATCTTCAATATCTAATTGTCGAACTGCTTCCAATAAATTTAATGTTCCAATTGCATTTACTTGACAAGTATAAATTGGATTTTCAAATGATACTGCAACATGACTTTGGGCAGCTAAATTATATATTTCAATTCTTTCGTTATCTTTTAATTTTTTTTTAATTTTCCTCAATACATTCATTAATGAAGTAATATCTAATAAATCACCATAATGTAAATTTATTTTTTTAAATATATGATTAATTCTTTTTGTATTAAAATTTGATGTTCTTCTCATAATTCCATGAACTTCATATCCTTTATTTAATAAAAATTCAGCAAGATATGAACCATCTTGACCAGTAATACCAGTTATAAATGCTTTCATTTTTGTAAATATCTTAATTATTTTCAGATAAGAAACTCATAAAACCATCTTTGGTTCGGTCACCATTATATTCAAAAACACCACCATTACCATTATAATATTTAACAGTAGGGAATCCTTTAATTTTTTCTTTTTGACATAATGCTCTATCTGTGCTACAAACAACTTTTTTTATTTCAACTCCATTTGTATTTTCATTTTCTAATTTTTCCCATTCTGGTAACATTCTAACAGAATGTCCACACCAATTTTCATAAAATAATACTAATTGCTTTTTACCATTACCAACTGAAATACTTTTGTTATTTGAAGTAGTTTTTTTCATCAATAAAACAAATAATAGTATACTAATAACAATACCAATGTAATGTTGATTTGTAAATTTCATTATATATTAATTAATATTTATTTTTGAAATCAAAAATATATAACATCTGTATGGATTTATTTATTTTTTCAACATTTTTGGAATATAAATACCCAATACACAACCAATTACTATTCCAATTACATCTGTAAATAATGGATTTTCTTCAATTCGTGTAATATTTCTAATAAATACTGACATGAATGTTCCTAAAAAAACTCCTAAAAAATCACTAAAAGTATTGCCCCATCCTGCTCTTTCTAAATCATCACCTGGTAATAATGGATCTAATGCATCCATACCATAATATAAACCTGCATTATCAATAAATCCAAAAATAACTCCTGATACCAATCCTACTAATATTGTTTTTATATTTAATGTTTTTGTAAATCCTAAAAATTTCAAAATCCCTTTTTCTTTATTTGTTCCATATGCTAATCCAAATGATATTACAATTAATACTGTACATACAATTAATAAATTTTTAATATCATTTTTTTGCTCTATTGTTAGTTCGTCTCTTTGTGACATATTATAGTATATAATATATTATAGAAAAATGAATGATTTTGAAAAAAATATTATGCAAATATTTACTGATAATCCAGGCAATGATAACTCAATTGAAATATCATTTGATGGAATCATTTCTGGAAAAGATATGTTTGAATGTATGATGATGTTTTTAACAAATGGATTAAAATATAAATATGGAAATTCTCAAGGTATTGTTGATATGAATAAATTAACAACAAAAAATTGGGTGGAAGTACAACAACATTTTAGAAGTTTTGGTATGATTCTTTATTATGATAAAGTCTATATTTCAAATAAAAAAGAATATCATACACATATGATTGATTATAATAAAGTAAATGATGGAATGTCATTTGATAACATTGTATTTACTATATATTCACAACCATATATATATAAATTCTCATTTGGTTTTTTAAATTAAATTTTTAATGAATCTAAATGGGATATTAAATCATAATCTGTTAATTTTAATTCTTTTAATTTTTTATTGAGTTGTTCCATATCATTTTGATATGATTGTTTTTCATATATATCAAAGAATATTCTATCTAAATATTTATCAAGATATTCTTTATCATTTAATAATAAATTAATATGTTGTTTTGATACACCTTCTATACAGTCCATTTTATATTATATATAAAAAATCAATTTTAAAAAAAAATAAAGGATCATTGTGGTTGTTATATGCATTGGTTGGACCACTCACCTTTATTTATTGTAATTATTCCATTAATCTGATTCATATTCAACATCTGGATCAGATTGAATATCAGAATCGATGAACATACTTTCTTCATTATATACAAAATTATTATCAATATCAATATCTTGTAATATCATACTATTTTCATTGATTTTTATAAGATACATTAATGGATGATGTATATAGTTTTCTTCTCTTAAAATATCAATCAAATTTTGTTCTTTAGTATTGATAAACATTTGTTTATATTCTTCACATTCTTCTAATAATTCTTTTTCGTATTTAATACTATTTTCTTCGAAGAAGTCTATTTTTGATTTATGTTTTTGATATTTTTCATATAATGGCAATTCAATCTCATATCTTTCTTTTGCAAATTCCTCTAATTTTTTTTGTTGATTTTCATTTAATTCTTCATAACTTTCATCTACAATTCTTTTTTTTAATTTTAAATGTTTTTCGATATAATCTTGATTTTCTCTATTGTAGTTATATTCAGATAATAATTTTTCATTTTCTTGAGTATATTTTTCACGATATTCTTTCATTGTACTTTTTAATTCATTTTCAATATCAACGTGTAATACTTTAAATAAATATTGAGCTAAATATCTTTTATATAATTCTTTTCCAGTTCTTTTTATTGGTTTATTTTTTAAATATTTATCAATTCCTGTTTTTGTATTAATAAAAACGTTAATATATTTTTTTATAGTATCAATTATTTTTCTTTTATTTTTTATTTCTTTTTTTGGTTTTTCATTTTTTATTTCTTTTTTTGGAGTTTGTTTTGGTTCTTCGATTTCTTCACCATTCAATATTCTTTCTCTTCTTACTTTTTCATTATGTTCTTTACACTTTTGATCCCATTCTTCTTTTTTCCCTTCTTTTTTAATATCATCCCATTTTTTGGCTGCTCTTTTAGTAAATGGTAATTCCATATCTTTTTGCTGTGGTTCATATTCTTTTATCCAGCCCATTATATATGAATATGTACTATCATTCCCATTTTTAGTAATGTATAAATTTTTATGGAACGGTAACCTTTCATTTTTGGTTTTTCTTTTCGCTTTACCACTTTTTGTCTTTTTTGGTTCTTCTTCAATTACTTCTTCAATTTCTTCTTCTTTTTTTTCGTCTTCTTCTTCAATTTCTTCTTCTTTTTTTTTGTCTTCTTCTTCGACAATTGGTTCTTCCTCAATTACAGGTTCTTCCTCAATTACAGATTCTTCAATTGTTATTTTTGGGGATAATGTTTCTTGTTTTAAAGGTTGATTTTTCATATAAGCATCAACATTCGCAAGATCTATTTTTAAGAATTTAGTATAATCAACTAATAATTCCATAATAAATTTTTGTTGAGCATTTGCAAAATCGTTATTTAAAATTTTAAAAGCCATCGTAAAGTTAGTAAGTCAGTTGTGTATGTAAATACAATTTGATATCAAAAATCAATTTTAGATATTAAGTATTAGAGAGTCTCTCACCCAAAAAAAGAATACCCTATTATAGGATATTGTTGTTAGATAGGGATATTCTTTTATGGTATGATTTAGTCTCTCAATTTCATCACAATTTCAACTAAATCATTTGTATATTGATTGAAATCTTCTTCAAATTTTTCAAGAGCATCGACGTGTTTCCAATTAATATAGTCAATGATATCAACTGGATATTTAGCACTTTCTTCACAAGTGATATCACCGTTAATAATTCTTTCAGCAAAATCAACTTGTTTATATGCATTTTCGATAATAGGGATTATGATACTATTTTTTTTCATATTTTCAAGTTCATTGATATAATATCTTACCTGTTTAATATCAAGAGATATTGAAGAACAGATTGGATCACATAAATCAATGTCTTGTTGTTGAAGTTCATCTTCATCAAGTTCATTTTCAACTTCTTGGTCGAAATTATCATAGAAATCAGATTCATTCTTAATATTTTCGGCTAAAAATGGTTGATAACATCCTTGAAGAGTACTAACTGGTTCAGTACTAACTGAGATAGTAGTAGAATAAGATTCAGTTTGAAAGATAGTATTCATTTTATTAGTTGTTATAATAGTAAGTATATACGTGTGTAGGTATATGGTTTAAAATATAATTTGTGTTCAAAAATCAATTTTATAGTTATTCAAAAAATTAGCGACGTGTCATTTTTAAAAATTTGATAGACTATGTCCACGTGGTCAAAAAATCAATAAGTATAAAATTGATTTTTTAATGGAGAATTGTATTACAAATAAATTCATAATATTTTATCATGAAACAAGTAACCTTTTCTAAAAACTTAGTATCTTATGCTCCAAAAAGTAAAAAATATATATCTTACAAAGCATATTTAGAATTGTCACCAAAAATGAAAGACTGTCCCAAATTTAATCATGTATTAAAATTAATATTTAAAGCATATAAAGAACTACAAGAACTTTATAAAAAAGCTTCAGATTATAATACCATTGATATGACAGATGATAAACATGAGATATATTTGGATAGATTATTTAAAGCACATGATTGGATAATATATACAAAACATATATTAGAAAAAAAGATATTAAAAGATGCAAATGATATTTACTCAAAAAAATTATTAGAAAAATACGAAAAAATATATAAACAACTATCTCATAATATAGTACATTTAAAAATATCTTGTCCAGAGATTTAAAAATATATACAAAAAAGAAATCCCATCTACCAAATAATATCCTTAAATGGGTATTTCTTTTTTTTATTTTATTCACCCCCTAATACACTTAAAAATGTTCTTTCTGGGCCATATTCAGGACAAGTATTAATAGCATATTTATGTGCTTCATCTTGAATATTACTAATTTCTTTTGAAAATTCAATAACAGATTTTCCAAGAGATGTTTCGATTTGATCTTCAGAATAAATATCACGAATTGCCATTAGATATCCCATTGCATAATTTGCGTGTAATACTTTAACAAGTTCATTATTATCTTGTTTTGATGCAGTTGCCCATCTTGCAGTTTGTCTTAATAATATCTTTAATTTTTGTGTATCATCAAATATAGGTTTATATGTATAAAACAAATATAATTGAATTAATAATCCAAGTATAATAAAAGTTAAAATTAATTTATTATTAATCATATATAATAAAAAGCAAAAAAAATAAAATGCTAAATTTACAAAAACCTTTATTGATACGATGTAGAGCAGTATATTCAAATAATTTTAAGGATTCGATTGATGAAGTATGGTTACATTCAAAAATGATATCAACAAAAAATGATAAATTGAAAAATTACGCAATACAATTTTTCCATAAAAACCCAGAAAAGTTACCCCCATTAAAAAATTAAACCATTTGGATATTAAATCATCAATTTATAGTATCTAATATTAAAAAACTAATTCCATTAATTAAAAACGACCTACATAAAGAAAATTTTAATCCATGGAATTTGTTTCTTTTTTTTATTGCATTTTGAAATGAAT